ACCACATTCTGGATCGCATTTATTAGGATCTGGGTTAGGATCTACACATTTACCTTCTTTACATACTTGGTCTTTACCACACTCTGGATCGCATTTATTAGGATCTGGTTTAGGAGTATTTGAAGGAACACATTTGTTATTTTTATTACATTCTTTTCCATCTCCACAATCTTTATTTGTTTTGCATTTTTTTGTAAACAATTTTATCATAAAAATAGAAGATATTATAATTACAATAGATATTAAAATTATTAACAATATTTTATTTGCTTTCATTTATTTATTAGAAAATAAAATATTGTTAATCTTTAAAATATTAAATTTATTTATTTTATCAGTTATTCCACACAACAGTATAACAGCAACAATTTCAGAACGTATTAACATTTCCAATTAAAATAACGATCTATACGATTTTTAGTTACACAATATGGGTCTCCATCAGGATAAAAAACACAAGATTTACTAGCTCCAGCATATTTAGAGTTAGGTTCTTTATTACAATGTGTGCCACCACCGCACGTACCCTGTTTATACTTAACACCCTTATTTTTGTCTATATAATTCCACCAACTACTGATTTCTCTACTACGGGACCATTCTTTAGGAAAGTGACCGTTTTTTGATGTCCAATCTCCTCTTTCCTATCATATAGTGGGAATTTTTTCATTCCAACATGTAAGTTCATCTTTTCCAGTTATTTCTTTATCCCATGTTGGATATTTACATGGTTTATCATTTTTCTTACATGATTTTAGTGATTTACTTGAACAATTAGAATTACAATCTGTTCCACAATTTAATGACATATTTTTAGCTTCTTCTTTTCTACACTCTTTTATTGTATTATAAAATTTATTACCATTTGTAAACCATTCCCGATTATAAATTTTAGAACAGTCTTTGGAATTTTGGCTTTTATCAAACCCATATCCAGCTATACAATCTCCGTTTTCACAAAATTGTCCTCGTGGGCATACTTGTCCTGTTACTTTACCATCTTTATCTACACAACATCTATCACTAAATTTACCATCTTTAGTTATAGGACATTTTTCATCGTCTCTAGCATCTTTGTAATCTGGTAATAATTTATTACAATCATATTCTGTGTAACACTTCTTAGTTGATTCATTATATTGACTAAATATATTTCCTTCTTCCTTAATAGTATTCAAACAATCTCCTTTATTACATTCTTTGTCTTCTAATTTGTAATAAGAATCTCTATTCAAAGCTCCAGTTACTCCTGGAGTATTTTTAACTGTATAGTACTTGTCAACACCTCCTATACTTACTTTACAAACTGGTATTGGGTTGCCATCTTTATCTACTATAGGTATACTCTTATTATTTGTTGTTAGAATAGGGTCATATTCAATAGCTGATCTAGAACATCCTTCTTTATTTGCACAAGAGTATTGAGTGTTACCATCTTTATCTACTACGCTAGCACAAAATTGATTATCAAGATCACACTCTTCATCACCGCAACCGATAACACAACTCTTACCATCTTTAGAGATTACCTTATCGTCTCCATCACAACACATAACATTTCCATTCTTATCATTAACAACCTTATTAGTTGGACAGCACTTATCTTTTACACAACTATAATTTACACCATCTTTTTCATCGCAACAAATACCACCACAACACTCCTGTTTACAACAAGTATCGCCACAACAACTACCATCACAACATTTACCGTTACAATTAATCTCTCCTTTTTTACAGCAGATACCATCTACGTTAATCTCTCCTTTTTTACAGCAGATACCATTCACGTTAATCTCGTCTTTTTTACAACAAATACCTTCTTTACAAAATTCTCCCTTACTATTATCACAACAGTTACCATTACAGCATTCTTTACCGTTGCAACAGGTTCCTCCACACAATTCTTCAGCGCAATCAACACATTTTCTATCTTCGTATGGTCTTTGATGTTTAGGACAACATCTGGTACCATCACTATATGACTTATCTTTATCACAAAGAGTATGACTTTCAGAGTCACATGTTTGTTTTCCAGTATCGTAACATTTATCATCACAAGCACTTTCGTAAATTTTACATACAATTTTGGTATCACCATCTGAACATTCTTCACCATCCTTACCTAAACAAATACAACTGTGAGTATCCTTATTATAACATTCATTACCACAAAGTTCTTCCGACTTTGAACAAATCTTGTTATCTATGCATTTTTCAGTATTAATATTATAGCATTTATCACCACAGTGACTCTGACTAGATGTACATAAACCACATATACCGTCGTTACTCTTGGTTTCACCTGGTTTACACTCCATACAAGTATTAGTGTCAGGATCGTAAATGGGTTTATCACTGTTTTTGTCACACTCAGGTTGACATCTCTTATTTTCTGGATGATAAACATCAGTACCTGAACATTGAGTTTTTAAGTTTTTTACTACTAAATAAACAGTGATACTAAACCCAATTATTACCAAAGATATAACTATAATTTGAGTTAAATTTAATATCATTTTATTATCTAAAATATTAAATTTATTTATTTATTAGAAAATAAATAAAATATTGTTAATCTTTACACACTTCTTGACTAATATAAATGAACGTGCCAATATCAAAAGTAAAACTTATTTTGATAAATAAATCTGATGAAACATGTCTTTTAGTAAAGAATAGTTTAAGTGAAAGGTACACTTTACCTGAAGCCACTGTTAGATTTGGAGAAGGGTTAATTGACTGTATGTTAAGAATTTTACATAAAAAGTTAAATTTTCCTGATATAGAAGAAAATTTATTTTTTGACGTTATTTTAGATCAAGATCTTTCTAAAGATAACTCAATAGACAACAATAAAAGGAATCTCTGCGAGGATCTACGAGAGCAAGCTTCTAGTCAAGTAAATGAAATAGAATATAAAGACTCATTACTTAAAAATAGTTTAAAAAAATTTAATAAAAAAAGTTTTTTTGATATTTTTAGTAAAAAAAGTAAAAAAAGTAAAAACAACGTTTCACTTTATGGTGTTTTTGAACATTATGAAATAGATAAAACAAGAACAAAATCTATAAATGATTTATTTAATGAAAATTATTTTTTGGATACAGAAACATCTACTCCGCAAGATTTTCACACTATAAACTACTTAATAAAAATAGAGTTAAACGAATCTGTTATCTATTCTAACTCTAATCAAAATGACACAGATATTCAATCAAGTGTTAATGAAGAGTATAAATACATCAGATATAATACTATATCGGAAATAAAAAAAATATTAAATTCAAAATTTTCCACAGATATTTTAGATAGTAATCTTGATATATATTTTGAAGAAAAAAGAAAAAATGAATTATCAGAAGTTTTAGATACTTTAATTATCTAAAAACATTTACATAGATATAAAATGAGCGAAAGTAAAGAAATTGTTTTTAAAGACAAATCTATTAATACTTCTCAAAAAAATTTTTTAAATGAAATTCAAAATCATGGTAAAAAAGTTTATAAAACAAAACAAAATATGAAAGAATTAATAGATATAATGGAAAATCCTCAATTTAAAGATTTTTTTGATAAACATTTCAATAACTGGGACGATATTCATACAGTCACTATATTAATGCTATCAATAAAATATATAGACGATTATAATGACATATATAACACTTCAAATAAAAATCTAAATAAATTTCAAAAAATAGGTCTTTTAGATAATATACTATCCGATTCAAAACAAAGAAAATTACTTTTCCAACATTTTACCCACAAACTTAACTTGGAGTTTGACAATAAGTCTGACTCTGTCCCACGAATCGTTCCGGACTTGTCCGGGGGAGATCCCTCACGAGACGAGCTTTCAGGGGACTGCGTCCCCCTCAATGAGTCCGTCTTTGACGGACGAATCGCTCGGGGAGACCTCCAATGAGTTCACCCTTTCGAGCCGAGCTCGCTCGGGGAGAAGCTCCGCTGAACGAATCGCTCCGGACTTGTCCGGGGGAGATACTCTTGACCTCCAATAACTCATTCAAAAAGTTTCAATTTTTTATTTTTTTATTAAAAATAAAAAATTATAAAGCTTCGATAATCTTGATAATGGCAAATAGAGTACCTGCTAGGCAAAATGCCAATCCACAAGATCTTCCCATTTCTTCATCATCTACTCTGATGTCTCTACGACGCTTAGAGCTTTTGAAAGTTTTCTTGAGAGAGAAACGTTTGGTAAATTTCATTTTTAGTAAAGTTCGTTGATTCAAAGATGTCTTATGAACACTAAACTTTATTTTAAAAATCATTTTAAAATGATTTTTAAAATTTAAATGTTAAAAAACAGTATTAATAATGATCTTTATAAAACAAAATAAAACATGTACAGTTGTAAATCTCAATGGATGGAAAGGTGAAAAAATATCTGTTTGTTTAAAAACTATAAAAGATTATAAAAGTTTAACAAACTTGTATAATGATCTTTCTGATTACGTTTATTTGAAAGAAGAAAGTATTCATTCGTCAAATTCATCGTGCAAGATCGAGTTACGAGGGATCGATATGACACCGAAAATCTTAAAGTTTGATATTTATGGTCTATACTCCATAGACTGTTCTGGTTTGTATACAAATATACCAGAAAAAGTTTATGATATAATTGATAAATTAGAAAACTATAAAAAATACGGAGAATTTTTACCTTCATATATATGGTTGAGTTTAGAAATACCTAGAGACTTAAAAAAGAACTATGATAACTCATTTACTTTTATTAACAGTAATAAAACAATTAAACTTAATGTCTTTGATATTGAATTTCCTAAAGTACAAGACTGGAAGTTTCATCTAGACTTGTGGCAGAATCCTTGGGCTGTACAAAGAGTTAATAATTTAAAAAATAAAGCCATTTTTAAAGATGAGAATATTCATCTTTTAGAAAATCAAATAAAATTACTATACTCTTCAGGTCAAAAAGCTATAACATGTACTATTATTGAAGATGCTTGGGCAAGTCAAACTTATGACAAGTTTAAAAGTATGATAGAATGGAAAATATCTATATCTAACAGTGAAAGTATGTTTATGAATGAAAATTTTATTAAAAAATTAGGTAAAGATAGATTTTCATGGGATTTTACTATATTTGAAAAATACGTAAATTTATGGGACAAAATCTCTGCTTCTCTTTTACCTATACACGTTTTCTCTATATTACCTTGGGGTACTAATATAGGTTGTGGTAATAAGGACGGTATTATTAAATATACATTTACTCCAGTAAAAACTCTCTCTACTAAAAAAATAGTTTTAGATATAGACACAGAGTCGCAAGAGTATAAAAATCTATGGACTTGGTTTTTAGAAGCTTTTATATCCTTTTGTAATAAGAAAAATCTATCTCAAAGAATCTATTGGGCTTTTGATGAAAGACATACAGATGATATGATTATAGCTATAGATCTTCTAAAATCTGTTCTACCCGAAGAACTAAAACCTCCTAAAATAGCTAACGCAAATAATTACGTTAGAGAAATAGCTGACGATATAACTAATCTTTCCGTATTCTACAATAATAGCAGAGATTGGAATAGATTAACTCAAAATAGAAGAAATAATAATCAAAAAACAACATTTTATCTATGCGAATCTCCTAAAATGCCTCTTCTTAATACATTTTTATTATCGGATCTATACCATTCCAGAATGATTGGTTGGTACTGCTTTGCTAATGGTTTTGATGGATTTTTAAGATGGGCTTTTGATTCATGGAATAAAACACCTACTGTAAATGGTGACTATAGAGGTCCTCATAATAATTGGGATGCAGGAGATACTTTTTTGTCTTATCCTACCGGCGTTTCTAGTAGAAGATTGGAAATTCTTGTGAGTGGTATACAGGATTTTGAAAAACTTCATATACTTCAACAAAAATTTTCAGTACCTTATATGAAAAATTTTACTAAAAATTTTATTTACGGTATGATGAATGAAAAAGACTTTTATAGCTTTGTAAATACTCTAGATGATATGAGTAAAGTTTTTTAATAAATTATATTTTTAAAAATATAATTTATAATTGTATTTCAATACTTCCTTGACTGTCAAATATTTCTTTATCAATTATATTATCCATAGACCTTAATATATCTAATTGAGTTTTATCTAATTTAATATGTTTATTCTTGTCTAGAACATATAGATATGATAAAAGTGTCTTATATAACTTAGTTAAGACATTTGTAGACAGATAATTATCTAATTTATCAAATATTTTATCGCTATTAGGGAAATTTACAAATTTTCTTATAAAAGAACAGATATTATTGGAGTTTTCAACCAATGTTAACTTTTTTGATAAAATTATATCTGAAGACTCTTTTAATACATCCATAGTTATAGGATAAAATATATCTTCCCATGTACTCAAAGCCGTAGTACGATAGTTTGGAATAAATTTATCTGTTCTTATTCTTTGTGGTACTAATTTTTTAGTTTTTATACAATAATAAAACTCTAAAATAGTTCCATCTGATATCAATCCAAACTCTTTTAAAGATACATCAACATATCCAGAATACGGATGTGATCGTGTTCCTGTAAATAGTTCAAGGGTAGGCACTTCTTTACCTTTTTCAATTCTTTTTGGTCCTCCCATATATATTTTATATCTTCCACACGCTGTAGGATTATCTTTATACTCCATATCACACTTAACTAAAAAATCTATCGTTATGTGTTCTATAGGTTTCCATTTATACACAATATTATCATGTATATTTTTATCAAAATTATATGGTGAATAATTATGTTTTAATATTATACCATCATTATCTTCATGTTTTGGAAAATATTTTGAAATATAGTTATTAACATTGTTTATAGATTCTCTTGTTTCTCTGCCAGAGAAAAACATCGGTAATTTTCTAATATTTTTTACTTTTCCTAGAATATTATTTATAATTCTATTTCGTTCAATAGCGCTTATACTTCTAACATCTTGCGATTTATAAAAAAGTGTATCATAACAATAAAATATACTCTCGGAGCGAGCTTTCCGGGGGCTTTGCCCCCTCCAATGAGTCCGTCTTTGACGGACGAATCCGCTCGTAGAGATACTCTCGGAGCGAGCTTCACCAGCGGAGATACTCTTACTCATCAACTCTCCTAAAATTATCGTACCTTTAAACTCTAAATTTTCATTTGTATAATTTGTATATAATAACACCCTTGTATCATTAACAAGATAAATATTAGTTTGATGAAAATAAAGAAAATAACTAACTCCATTCGGTTTTGGTGAAAATACATAATCTTCTAAAAATGGAAGATTATAAACCTTTATGTTTACAGGTTTAGATTTATTATCAATATATAATTTATTTTTATTTCTAACTTCATCTTTTGGGAATAGGTAATTGAATCCTCTTATTACATTGAATATAGTATTGTGTTTCTTATAGATGTTATGAAAAGTCTTTATAACCCAATTTACTTTATTAATACTTAATTCTTTATCCAAAAACTCTACTTCAAATTCAAAAGGTATCATTCTTTTTGTAGCATTTGTGTTTTCTGAAAGATCTAATCTAATATTATTTTTTCTATCAAAAAAACTTGTTCTTTTTCTAGTAAATTTCATTTCATACTCATCATCTTTATCAGGTAAATCTTCTATACCATGTTGTTCTTCACTTAATGCTAATCTGATATTTAAATTTTCAAAATCAACTATACCAATTCTCTTCTTTTTTTGTACTATACAAGACCCTCCTTGTTCACTTATTGATCTTACTCCATTTTTATATCTTGTAATCTCATAGGTCTTTGTCACTATATTAGAGCTTTTCTCATCAGCTATTTTTTTAAAGATTTTATTAAAATTATCAAGTATAGAATTAAATATTTGTCTAGATACAATACCCGCACTAAATGGCCTGTTAGATGTAAATAAACCAAATCTAATCTCAATTTCTTTTTCTACCTTTTTACCTAAAGTATCTTCCGATTTTTCATTGTAACTGTTTAAAATTTTTCTTATTTCTTCTTGTTTATTATTATTAATTTCTAACATTGTATCTCAAATCGTTTACTTTACTTTTATACTTTTTTTTATAAAAAATTATTTTTTACTTTACTCTACAACATTCCTTTTCATATCCCTCTCTTGCGAGCTTTCCACGATTCGTTCCTAGTGATCCCTTTTCGGTCGCGCAGCGATCCCTCTCGAGCCGAGCTTTCAGGTCGCAAGGCGACCTTCAATGAGTCCGTCGGAGACGGACGAATCGCTCGGGGAGACCTCCAATGAGTCCGTCGGAGACGGACGAATCGCTCGTGGAGTTCCCTTAATATTGTATTTTTTAAAGTATAATTTATATGATGTCATAAAAAAAGTTATTATATATAAAACTAATGTTATATAATACCTTGATTTTTTATCTATTTTTATACCTAAACCTTTTAATAAAGGATCTACTACAGTAAAATCGCTATTCGAAAGCTTCCTTTCTAGTTTTGTCAATATACACCCGTTTAAAGTTATGTACATAATAAGACAAATTATAATCAATATAAATAATATTTGTAACACAATTTTATTATTACTAAGCCATCCAAAATACAAAAATATAGTCAATAAAAAATGTAAAATTAAAACAACATAATAATACCATGTTTGTCTAGATCCTTTTTCATTAATTTGTTGGGAAACCATTTACATTTCATGAATAAACACATCATCAAATTTTCTTTTCATTGCATCCTCACTAAAATAGTCTTTTAATGTATCATCTTCAAATATTTCCATATGTTTAAAATCTTTCTTATGATAGTAATTACTAAATTTCTCTTGTACTATATCTCTTCTCATATCATAAATAACACTGTTTTCATCAAAATAATCAGAATCGTTACTACTAATAAACTCTATTATACCTTGTCTTTTTAATAAAAATAATAACTTGGTTAACACTTTACTCGGCGTAAATATACCAAGTTCTTCAAAATCTTTTCTCGTCATCGTTCTATCTCTTGTAAATGAATCAAAATATAAAAATCTTCCCGTATCGGAATTCGCAACAACTCTATCTTCAAAATAATCTACTTTATCACTATCTCCAACCATCATACATTCATATATTTTTTCTCTTTCATCAAAGTCCAATTTATTGTCTTGTAACATATAAATTAAAAATTTAGTAACTTCCCTTTGTGCTAGATACTCATTGCACTGTGAATACCATTTACATAATTCGTTATCATCAAGATAATAATTATCTCCCAATTTTTTCATATATCCCCGATCCCAATCATATATTGCACATCTAAAATTACTCCTTATTCCAAACCCTAGTTCTTTATCATTATAGGTATATTTAAATTGTTCCAATACCTCTCCATCTAACTCCTCAACAAATATATTACCATAATGTAAATCATTATGTGCTACTCCTAACGTCTCAAGAGCTGTTAAAGCAGATACCACTTGTACTATAGATTTCCATCCATCGTCGCTTATTTTACCATCTATTATTTGTCTATTAATCCATTCACTAAATACTACTCCATTAGATTTTTCTGTTATTATCATACCATATTTTACTTCATCATTCTTTACAATATCATCTTTTAAAACATCCACTATTTCTTTTTTAGATATAGTATTATCAGTTATACTAGGTCTACCTCTTAAATTAAACGCCATATAAGCAGTATTACGCAAAAGATTCTCTATAAATTGGGGTTTTGATATTCCTAATTTTGTCATTTCTCCAAGAACCATTGATTTTCCTTCTGTAACAGAATCTACTAGTTGATCAAATGTACAGTTTTGTGAAGCACCATAATATCTAACAAAATATGGATTAATGTTTTCCCTTGTAAATAATCCAATCACATAGTTATATATATCGGATTCATACCTTAACTCTTCTCTATCTTTTGATTCTAATTTCCCAACTTTCAAAATTTCACTAGATATATCTATATAAAGTTTTAATATTAATTTATTAGGAATTTTCTCTTGTCCATACTGAACACCATCATACATTTCAAGTTCCCATATATCCGTAGGAGATGCTGAATTACTCGCATACCCTTTAATACTTTTCGTGCATTTTCCTATATCGCACGCTCTGTCAATTCTAGGCCTTATAAATTCACAAGACTTTGCATTTCCCATTATAATAATTTTATTGATAAAATTATTATTAATTTTTATAAAAATTATTTTTTTACATACTTAACTAATCATATCTTCAAATTTCTAAGATCACTATTCAAATCATCTATCATTTTCAAATATTTCTTCTTTCTCTATTTGTTTAAAATCTTTCTTATTATAGTAATTACTAAATTTCTCTTGTACTACATCTTTTCTCATATCATAAATAACACTATTTTCATCAAAATAATCGGAATCGTTGGTACTAATAAACTCTATTATACTGTCGGAGATCCCTTGTCTTTTTAATAAAAATAATAACTTAGTTAATACTTTATTAGGAGTAAATATACCAAGTTCTTCAAAATTTTGTCTCGTCAACGCTTTATCTTTTTCATATTGCAAAAATATTCCCTTATAATTTCCAACAATTCTATCTTCAAAAAAGATTATTCTAGCAGCATCTCCAACCATCATACATTCATATATTTTTTGTTTTTCATCAGGGTCCAGATTAGGATTTTTTAAAATATAAATTAAAAATTTAGTAACTTCTCTTTGCGGTACATACTCATTACATTGTGAATACCCTTTGCATATTTCGTTATCATCAAGATAAGGATTATCTCCTAATTTTTTCATATATCCCCGATCCCAATCATATATTGCACATCTAAAATTACTCCTTATTCCAAATCCTAATTCTTTATCATTGTACGTATATTTAAATTGTTCTAATACATCTCCATCTAACTCCTCAACAAATATATTGCCATGATGTAAATCATTATGGGCTACTTCTAACGTCTCAAGAGCTGTTAAAGCAGATACCACTTGTACTATAGATTTCCATCCATCATCAGTTATTTTACCATTTACTATTTGTGTATTAATCCATTTACTAAATACTACTCCATTAGATTTTTCTGTTATTATCATACCATAGTTTACTTTCTTTTTCAACTCATTTTTATAAGCATCTACTATTTCTTTTACTTTTTTATTAGATGTAGTAATATCAGTTATACTAGGTCTATTTTTGTAATTAAATATCATATAAACAGTATTACGCAAAAGATTCTCTATAAATTCGGGTTTTGTCATTTCTCCAAGAACCGTTGATTTTCCTTCTGTAACAGAATCTACTAGTTGATCAAATGTACAGTTTTGTGAAGCACCATAATATCTAACAAAATATGGATTAATGTTTTCCCTTG